AAACAAATAGATAAACAGAAGTTTGAAATACAAAAGAGCTTAAAAGAAACACAAGAATTATATGAAAGTTTGATGGAAGAATATTTTAAGGAGAAAGAAGATGAAGTTAAGTGAATTTAAAAAGAAAATAATAAAATTAAAAGGACAAAAAGACTGGGAATATTTTAAAGAGACAAATGGATATAAAATGTATATGGCGGATAAGGAAGAACAAAAAAGATTAGTAGATAAAAATGAAAATTATATTGGATATATAAATAATCCAACAGAAGAGATGCAAATAAAAGCTGTACAAAAAAATGGGTATGCTATTAAACATATAAATAATCCATCAAAAAAAGCACAACTTTTAGCAGTAAAAAGCTCACCTTATTTTATTCAATATATAAAAAATCCTACTGAAGAAATCCAATTATTAGCAGTGAGTGAAGTCCCTACATTGATAAGTAATATAAATAATCCAAGTGAAAGAGCAATAGAACAGGCGATATTAAGTTCTAAATTTTCATATGATTATGAAAACATTTTAATACATATAGAAAATGATTTGAAGGAGGAATAATAAATGCTGAATGGTATAGAGAAAGAAGAAATAATACAAGTTATTTTATTAATTAGTTTTATTATATTATTATTTGGTATTCCAATATATTGTCTAATTACAGGTATAATTCCAAGTGAAGAAGAATACTATAGAAAAGGAGGCTTAGAAAAAGCAATAGTAATTGAAGATGCAAAAGGAAGTAAAAGAATATATATAAAAAATAATAATGAATTAGTAGATGCGATTAAAAAAGAAATATTAGAAAAAGAGGTAGCAAAATAATGAAGTTAAGTATATATAGTTATAAGGAAAATAAAAAAAGAAATCTTCAAAAATTATTTTAATAAAGAAAGGAAATACGAATGACTAAAAAAGAATTTATAGAAGAATTAAGAAAAACAAAAGAAGAACAAATTAAAAGATTTGAAGAAAATTTAAGTTCAGATAGATGGGTAATATATAATATAAGATACGGTGATAAATCAGATGCATGGAAAGAAATGATTATACTTGATAAAGAGTTTTATGAATTAGCAGATTATATTGAAAATCCAAGTGAATTATTCAAAAATATAATGATAGAGAAAGGACAAGGACAATATATAATAAATTGTTTAAGTGAGGAAGAAAAGGAACAGTTATTATTAAGTTCTGCAAAAGCAGCAGAATTTAAATTATTAGAAAATCCAAGTGATAAATTAATAAATATAGCATTAAGAAAAGATTATAAAAACTTTAAGTATATAGTTAATCCAACAGAAGAACAGAAGTTATATGGATTAAGTCTATCAGGAGAAGTTATTAGATATATAAAAGAACCAACAGAAAAAGAACAATTAGAAGCAATAGAAAATAGTGAAAAAGGTGAGACTATAAAATATATAGAGAATCCTACAAAGCAAGTTGTAGAAAGAGCTTTAGAAAGAGATATTGAAAATATATTATATATATCAGAATTATACTTTGAAGAATAGATAAGAAATACAAAAGCAAAGGAAAAGACTATATGGAAAAAAAGGTTGAATGGTTATTACAATATATAAAAGTTTTAAATGAATCATTAAATAAAATAAGAGAAATGATAAGTAATAAGTTATTATTTGGAGAAAGTATTACATTTTCTAATAATGAAAAAGTTACAATATCAGAATATATGAAAAGATTAGAAAAAGAGATATTAGAATGTGAAGAGATATTAGAAGAATATATTAAATTATTAAAAGAAGATAAACCTATACAAGGGGATCTGATTTATTATATTTTAATTATGGATTTAAAACCTTCACAAGCAGTAAAAAAAGTAGCATATAGGTATGATAAGACAGAGCAAACAATATGGAAAAACTATTATAAAAAAGTTAATGTATTTATAACTAAATACATTGAAAAGCACAGTAAAAGCAATGATAAAATATAATCGTGATAGAAATATCACGGTTATTTTCATATATAAAGCAAACTACGGGGGTCTTCTAAAGTGTTCATTATCGACCCCCATATATATAACCTTGTGAGGTAATAGGAACCTATTTATTTAATAAAAGATACAAGTGCGAATCTTGTCAAGGTATAAAAAAATGGAGGTATATATGGAAGAAAAAGAAGTAATAGAAGAATTAGAACGTGAATTAGAAAATATTAATAATGAACTAGAAGTTGCTACTGTTGAAGAAGAAAAAGAAAAACTACAAGCAAATAAAATAGAATTAGAAGAAAGAATAGAAGTATTAAAAAATACAAAAACAGAAAAAAATGAAAGTAAGGGAAAAGCAACAGAAAATTCAAAAGAAATAAAAGAAAATAATAATAAAAAAGTAACTGATGATGATTTATTAACAGAAGATAAAAATAAAGAGTCAACAAATAATAAAGAAATAGATTATAAGAAATATGTAGTTAAAAAACCATATTTGGATAATGAATTAGGAAGAGTAGTATCAGAAGGTGAAGAATTATTATTGATAGAAAATAGAGCTAAAGAAATAATTGAAAAATTACCAGGATATATAGAATTAATAAAAGAATAGATACTTAATATGCAAAGAGAACATGAAGAAGTAAAAGCATTCTATCAATCTACAGGATGGAGAAAGATAAGAAATACATATTTAGCAATGCAGAATAATCTTTGTGAAAGATGTGCGAAGAAAGGTGTAATTAATACAGCAAAAATAGTACATCACAAGGTTTATATAAATATAAATAATATACATGATGTAAATATAACAATGAATTTTAAAAATTTGGAAGCTTTGTGTCAAGATTGCCATAATAAAGAACATTTTAAAAGAAAAAATAGATTTGATGAAAATGGTAATTTATTATTCTAAAGCTTGATAGAAAGGTGGAAGAATAATGGAAAAAGAAATTGATAAATTAACATTAATTGCAGATAAAAGTAAAGCTAAGGAAGAAATAAAGAAAGAAAAAGAAAGACTAAAAAAATACATTTTAAGTTTACCAGATGCTATTCAAAATATTAATGAAGGTTTATTAGAAATGGCAGCATTTAATAAAGTGGTATCTGAATATTTAGAAGAATATATATTAGAATACGGAGTAAAAGAACAATATATTAATGGTAAGGATCAAACAGGTTATAAGGATAGCATAGAATTTAAAAGTTATAATGTTATAACTAAAAATTATTTAAGTATTATGAGAATTATGAACACATTACTTAGTAATACTAAAGAGGAAGAAGAAGATCCTTTAGGAGCTTTTGATAATGAATATAAAGATTAACAATAATAATAATTATATTATCGAATATTGGGAATATCTAAGAGCTAATCCGAAACGATGTAATTCAAAGATTTATTCTGTAATGAATAAATTAGTTAGAGATATTGAAGAGCCATTTATATTAGAAATTGAAAATGAAATAGAAAAGAAAGAATATATATTTGATTTAAATAAAGCAAATAGACCGATTAAATGGATTGAAAGGTTCTGTGTTCAGACTAAAGGACCTAATGCAGGTAAACCAGTAAAACTTGAGCTTTTTCAAAAAGCTATTATTCAAGCTTTATTTGGATTTGTAGATAAAAAAGATAAAACTAGATTATATACAAAGTTAGTACTATTTTTAGGAAGAAAAAATGGAAAGTCAACTTTAGCATCATTAATTGTTTTATATGTAATGATAGGCGAAAAAGGATATAGAAAGAAATGTTTTTCAGTGGCAACTACAGCAGCACAAGCAAGAGAAAGCTGGGAAACAGCAAAAGTTATATCAGAGATATCACCAGTATTAAGCAAAGTTATTAGAACCAATAATGATGGAGTATTTTATGATAAAAACAAATCAGAGTTTAAGCCACTACCAAATGCATCAAATAGACTTGATGGTAAAGATTCAAGTGTAATACTTGCAGATGAAGTACATGCGTGGCTTGATATGAATATGATGGACGTAATGTATGATAGTATGGCATCAGAAATAGAACCATTATTTATTGAAGTTTCTACAATGGGAACAATTAGAGAAAGTGTATTTGACCAGGAATATGAAAACTTAAGTAAGGTTATTAAAACATATGATAGACCAGGAAAAATTAAAAGTCCAAGAACATTAATGTTTATATATGAATTAGATGATTATAAGGATATAGAAGAACAAGAATGTTGGATTAAAGCAAATCCAGGATTAGGAACAATAAAGAAATATGATTTCTTATATAACAAAATAGAAGAAGCAAAGAATGATCCTAATAAACTACCTAATATTTATTGTAAAGATTTTAATATGCGAATGACTTCTAATAAGTCCTGGTTAAGTTTTGAAATGACATACAATACAGAAAAGATAGATTTAGAAAAAATAAAAAATAGTTATGCAATAGGAGGAGTTGACTTATCAAGTACAACAGACTTAACATGTGCAACACTATTAATATATAAAGAAGGTAAAAAATATGTATTACAACAATACTTTTTACCAGAAATTGGTATAGAAAGAAGAATAAAAGAAGATGAGATACCATATGATAAATGGGTAGAAAGAGGATGGCTTACTTTAAGCGAGAATAGTGCAAGTGTAAGATATAGTGATGTAACAGAGTGGTTTATAAAAATGAGACAAGAACTAAAACTAGGAATGTTATATATTGGATTTGATCCATGGGGAGCTACTTACTGGAAAGAGGAAATGGAAAAAAATGGTTTTACTCTTGAAAAAGTAATACAAGGAGCGAAAACAATGAGTGGACCAATGAAAATATTAGAAGCAGATTTTAAAATGAAATCTGTAATATATGACAATAATCAGATTCTTAGATGGTGTTTAACAAATACAGAAATACAAGTTGATGTAAATGAGAATATTAGACCAATAAAAGGTAGAAATCGAAGAAAAAGAATAGATGGTACAGTTAGTCTAATTAATGCATATGTTGTATTAATGAATCATTTAGAAGATTATAAGAATTTAATGAAAATAGAATAAGGAAAATATATGATATGGGATTTTTTAAGAATGTTTTAGAAAAGATATTATTAAATAAAAATAAGTCTAATGACAACAATAATTTAGAAAGAATAAGTGAAATAGGATATAAGTCATTATTTACAATAAGTGGTAATGGAATATATGACAATGTAGTAGCAAGAAAAGCAGTAGATACTATTGCAACACATGTATCTAAATTAGATATAAAACATTTAAAACGGAAGTGATCAAATTGATGGAGATATTAACTATATATTGAATAATAGACCAAATGAATATATGAATCGAGTAGATTTTATATATAAAATAATATCAAATTTATTGGTTGAGAATTTATCAATGATATATATAGAAAAAGAAGAAGGCAAAATTAAAGCATTTCATCCAGTAGATGGAAAAAATTATCAAGTATTACAAGATAATAAAGGAGCTCTATATATAAGCTTTCAGCTTTCAAATTCTTCTAATGAATATTTATTACCATATCAAGAATTAATAATACTTAGAAAATTTTATTATGGAAAGGGATTACTTGGAAACAGTAATAAAGTAATTAATGATATTTTAGAAACTCAAGAAATAACTAATCAAGGAATAAAAAATGGAATACAATTATCAAATAGCATAAAAGGTATATTGAAATTAAATGGTATGTTTAATGATGCAGATAAAGAAGAATACAAAAAAACTTTTTAAATTCAATAATGGATATGACAACGAATAAAAGTAAAGGCGGAATAGCTGTAACAGATGCAAGGGGAGAATTCAAAGAAACAGAATTAAAACCGATTATTCTAGATAAAGAACAAATGGATAAAGTAGAAGGTGATATATATAAGTATTTTGGGATAAATTCAAAGATAATAGAATCAAACTTTAATGAAGAACAATGGACATCCTTTTATAGATCAGTAATAGAACCACTTAGCATAATGTTATCAAATGAATTTACTAATAAAATATTTAAAAAAGAATCTATATTGGAAGGAAATAGAATAGTATTTACTTCAAATCTTATACATTATTCTAGTATTGAAAATAAGATAAAACTTATAAAAGAAACAGCAAGTCTTGGAATCTTTACAAAAGATGAAATAAGAGAACTTATAAATTATGATCCATTAGAAGATAAAAACGAAGGTTCAAGAATATTACAAACATTAAACAGTATAGATGCTACAATAGCAAATGATTATCAACTTGGAAAAAAAGGAGTAAAAGAAAATGGAAAGCAAGGAACAACAAAAGAAGAATAATATAAATATAAAAGAATATAGAACTAATATTACAGATATTATTGTAAGAAATTTGAATGAAAATAATGATGAAGATAATAATAAAAAGGGAATGGTTATAGAAGGATATGCTGTAGTATTTGATAAAGTACAGAATAGAGGATGGCTTACAGAGGTTATAGAAAAAGGAGCTTTTGATAATGCTGATATGTCAGATGTATGTCTAAGGTATAACCATAGTAATGAATATCCAATATTAGCAAGAACTAGAAATAAAAGTTTGATTTTAGAAGTTGATGATAAAGGTTTAAAAGTAATAGCTACATTAATAGAAACAACAGATAATAGAAATATTTATGAAAGAGTAAAAGCGGGATTATTAGATAAAATGAGTTTTGCATTTACAGTAAGAAGGAGAGAATGGGAAATTTTAAATGAAAATACAGAACATGAAGAAAGCATTCAACATATTACTGAAATAGATAAACTTTTTGATGTATCAATAGTTGATGAACCATTTTATGAAGATACAGAAGTATCAGCAAGAGGATTAGAAGGTGCGAAGCAATTTAAAGAAAAAAGAGATGAAGAAAAATTAATGATAGAAAAAGAAAAATTAAGATTAAAACTATTATTAGTTTAAAATATTACTTGCTCTTTGGTGGGAGAACTATTGAGCAAGAATAAATAATATATGTGGGATACTATATTATTTATTGGAAAATTAAAAAATTTTAAGGTGGATACTAAAAAGTTTTAATATGAAATGTATACAAAAATAAAATAGATAAAAATAAAAAGGAGGCAATAAAATGCATAAAGATTTAATAAGAAAAGAATTAAAAAATATACAAGCTAAAAAAGAAGAATTAAGAAACAATATAGAGATAATGAAAACTAAGGAAGAAGTAGAAAAATATGATAAGGAAATAAGAAGTATAGTTGAAAAAGAAAATAAATTACAGAATGAGTTAGATGAAATAGTAAGAAATGATGAAGGAGATGCAATAATACCTGAAACAAAACTTACAGATGAACAAATTAGAAGCTTAAAACCAATTTATACAGCAGGAGAAGAACAAAAAATGAATAAAAGATATGATAAAAATGTAACAGAAAGAGCATGGGCATTAAAAGTATTACAAAGAGAAAATGAAATGACTCGTGAAGAAAGAGCGGCATTAGAATCATTAATAACAACTACTAAGACATTTACAGCAGCAACTTCATCAACTGTAGGACAAAGTAATGCTGGAGTATTAATACCTACAAGTATAATGGTTGACATTTTAGAAGAAGTAAGAAATGAATCACCATTATTAAAAGATATACCAATGAAAAATTTAAAAGGTATAGCTAGATATCCATATAAAAAAGAATCAAATGGTGGAAAATTTGAAGAAGAAAACAAAGAAGGTAAAAATAAGAATGAAAGTTATGAAATTAATTTTGATTTCTTGGATTTAATTCCTATAAGATTGGCAGTAACAGCTACAATGACAATGGAAATGCTTAATATAACACCAGAAGAATTTGTTGCATACATTAAACAAGAAATAATATTAGATTTAACAGATAAACTTATAAATGGTGTAATATATGGTTCAGGAAAAGATCAATTTAAAGGAATAATACCAGAAGCTACATTAAAAGTAGAAAATGAAGCTGATATATATTTAGCTATAAAAAAAGGATTAAATTTAGTTCCTAAGAATAGAAAACAAAATTCAAAAGTATATGTTTCAGAAGAAATGGCAAATGAATTATTCTTTACAGAAGATACTAATAAGAGACCTAAAGTGAATCCAATTAATTCATTAGGATTAAAACAAATAGCAACAAAACAAATTGAAATTGATCCATATTTAAAAGCAAATGATATTATAATAGGAAATGCTAAAGATTATATATTAAATAATTCATTAGACTTTGAAATGGGAGAAGAAAGATATTTTAGTAAAGGGGTAGTAGATTATACAGCAGCAGGAATGTTTGCAGGAGCACCAATTCCTGGTAAATTTGTATATATAAAAGTACCTAATGCATAAAATAGAAAGGATATAGCATTATGAATGAAGAAACATTAAAACTTGTGAAACAAGCATTAAGTATAGCTGAATCATCAAATTTAAAAGATGAAGAGATAAAAATGTTAATTGAAGCAGGGATTGAGGATTTAAATAGATTAAAGATAAAAAAAGATTTAAATAGTAAACTTTATTGTAATGCTATTGTCTTATATGTAAAAGCAAATTTTGGGAATGTAGAAATCAAAGAAAAAGAAAGAAGTGAGAAAGCATATGATAAGATATGTGCCAAATTATCACTTTCAAAAGAAAGGATAGAAGGTAATTAATTATGTATGCAGTAGAATGTAAGTTTATAAGAAAAGAGTATGAAACGGATAATATAGGAGTACAGAAAGAAAGAGAAACGGAAGTTATAATACCTATATCAAGAACAAGAAGTATTAAAATGCAGGAATTTTATGAAGCAAATCTTCAAGGATTAAAACCAACAATAAAACTAATTACAAGTGCCCTTAATTATAATAATGAAGATGAACTTGAGTATATGAATGAAAGATATACAATAATTAGAACAGATTCATATAATATAGATGAAATACAGTTAACTTGTCAAAGGAAGCTTAAAGATGGAAATAGAGGTTAAAGATTTTGAAAATGCTTTTATGAAAATTATGAAAGATATAGGGATAGAAGCAACAGAAATAGTAGCAGAAGAGACAGAAAAGCTTATAGATGTAGGATATGTAAATGTAAAGAGATATTCACCTATAAGAAAATCTAAAAGATCTAAAAATGATAGATTAATGGCATATTCAAAGTCCTGGAAAAAACAAAAATTAAAGATAAATGATAAGTTTATTTTAGGTAGAGTATATCTAGGAACTAAGAAATATAAGATATCACATCTTTTGGAATTTGGACATGTTGATAGGAGTGGAAGAGGTAGAGTAAAAGCTATACCACATATAAGAAAAGTAGAGCTTGCACTAAGAGAAACACTAAGGAAAAATGTTGAAAAAAGGTTAAATGGTAAATAATATGAATATTATTAAAGTTGAAGATATCGTAAAAAGATTAAAAGAACATAAATTTGAATTTGCTTTTGGGACTTACAAAGATAAGCTTGATAAGGATAGATATGTAGTAATTGAAATTGAAAAAACAAATAATATATATGCAGATAATAAAATATATATGTCAATAAGAGATATTAATTTATATTTGATTCAAAAATATAAAGAGAAAAATATAGAAAAACAAATAGAAGAAAACATACTTGAAGATATAATATGGGAATCAGAAGAATTTGAAAATGAAGAAGAAGAGATTTATATAGTTAAGTATAGTTTTGAAATAACTGAATTATAAGGGGGATAAAATGGATAAAAATAAAATATGGTTTGGTATAAAATATATGCATTTAGCAAAAATAGTTAAAGATGACTCAACAGGAATTGAATATGGAACAATACTTCCATTACCAGGAGCACAAAAAATAAGTTATGATCCTAAAGAAGAAGGTTTAGAAATACCTGCAGATAATGGAATATATTATGCTGAAAGTACAACCACAAAAGAAGAGGGAGAATTAGAGTTAGTTGTATTAGATGATGATATACTTACAACGATATTTGGAGCAAAAAAAGATGAAAATGGTGCAATTATAGAAGGATCAGGAGATAAAACAGCATTAGTTGCACTTTTAGGACAGATAGAAGGTGATAAGTATGCTAGAAGATTTATAATGTATAAAGTTAAGTTAATAAAACCATCTTTTGAAACAGAAACAACTGGTACTGGAGGGAAAAAAGTTAATTCAAGAAAAATTAAATATACAGCATATCCAGTTGAAAAGGATAATGTTATAAAGGCAACATTACCATATTCTGATGAAAAAAAAGAAGTATATAATAAGTTCTTTACTGAAATATATAAACCTAAATTTCCAGAAGCATAAAGAAATAATGGAGTGAATTATGAAAGAAATTATAAAGATAAAAGAAAAAGAATACACATTAAATAGTAATGCTTACAATATTATAGAATATAAAAATCATTTTAAAAGAAGTATGGCTAATGATGTTGCAGATTTAATTAATATAAGTAATCAATTTATTGGGAATATTTCAGAGGTATTAGAAGCCATTGATAAAGGAAAAGAAGTTGATATAAATCATAATCTTGAAAATTGGGAAATGTTTATAGAAAAGTTAATGCCTATAACATGGATACTTATTGATGAAAATGAAAGACCATCATTTAAAGAATTTACAAAGTATATAGATGATGTAAAGATAGGAGATGAGTGGTTAATATCTGTAATTAAGATATTAACCTTATCCATTCTATTCCCAGGAATTAATGGATTATAATAAGGAAGAAAATAAAGGATATAATGAGAACGATAATGAACAAGATGATTTTTTCACCGAACATAGAATATTACGGATTAGCTTATAAAATGAATATAGATACAGAAGGTTTAAAGATGCTTACATATGTAGATATAATAAAAATTATAATTTCTATGATAGATACTCAAGAAGAAAGTAAAGAAAGGAAAGCTACTCAAGAAGATATTAATAGAATATGGTGAAAAATAAGTATATAGAAGATAGAAATAAAATTTTTATCTTCTATTTTTTTATTTAAAGAAAGGAGTAATCTATTATGGGAAAAGGAATGGATATAAAGCTTAAAGCTGATATATCTGAATTAGAAAAGTCTTTAAAGAAATTAAATACGGCTGCAAGATTAAGTACAAAAGAGCTTAAAGAGATAGAAAAGGCAGCAAATGTAACAAATGGTAAAGGTTATGAGTTTAAAGCACAAAAAATAGAAGTTTTAAAACAAAAGTTAGAATCTGCTAAATTAAAATTAAAAGAGCTTGAAGAACTTGAAAAAAAGTGGGCAGAAGCTCGGTAAGGTAGATGAAAAGAGTAAAGAATACAGGAAGATACAAAGAGAAACAGAACTTGCTAAAGAAGAAATAGAAAAGCTTGAAAAACAAATAAAGAAAACAAATAAAGAACCTATAATAAATCAAAATGTTATTTCTAATTTAGAAAAAGCAAAAAATAAAATTAAAAGTGTTGAAGAAGTATTAGGTAAGGCAGCAGAAAAAACTAAAATGTTTTCTTTACTTGCAGCCGGAGCAATGACATATGCAGTGACAAAATCAAATGAATTTGAAGATGCTATGATAGGAGTTCAGAAAACAACAGATATAACAAATGCTGAAATGGTAGAATTCAGTAATACAATACTTGATATGAGCAAACAGATGCCTTCAACTGCAACAGAAATAGCTAAAACTTTTGAAATGGGAGGACAGCTTGGTATAAGAAAAGAAGAATTAAAAGAATTTAGTAGAACTATAATAGATCTTACTAATTCAACTAATCTTTTAAGTGAAGAAGGTTCTGCGGATTTAGCTAAATTTAATAATATTGTTAAATTTACAGCTAAAGATGGAGCTGAAGGATATAGGAGATGGGGATCTGCAGTTACAGCATTAGGTAATAATAGTGCAACAACTGAAAAAGATATTGTATCAATGGCAATGAGACTTGCTAGTGCTGGAAAGAGTGCAGGAATGACATCAGCACAAATATTATCAATTGCAGCAACATTATCTTCTGTAGGACTAGAGGCAGAAGCTGGAGGTTCTGCTATGTCTAAGCTTATTGTAAAAATTCAACAAGCAGTAGAAACTGGAGAAAATTATTTGGATGATTTTGCTAAAATTGCAGGAATGAAAAGTGAAAAATTTCAAAAAGCATTTAAAGAAGATGCAGTTAGTGCAATAGATGCATTTATAAAAGGGCTAAAGAGACAACAAGACGCAGGTATAAGTGTATCTGAAACATTAGAAGGAATGAAAATAAAAGAAATAAGGTTAACTGATACAATAAGGCGTTTGATGAATTCAGGTGATTTATTAAATAAAACGGTTGAAATAGGGAATAAAGCTTGGAAAGAGAATACAGCATTAAGTAATGAGGCAAATAAAAAGTATGAAACAACATCAAGTAAAATGAAAATGATGAAAAATAGAATTGATGAAAATGCAATAGCAATGGGAAATAATTTAAGACCTAAATTATTACAACTTACAGAAGCTGGAAAAGGTATTACAGAATGGTATATGAAATTTGATAAAGCAACTAATGGTGTAACTACTAATATAGTATTATTTACAGCAGTATTAACACCAACTATATTGGGAGTTAAAAATGTTGCATCGGCAGTAAAAATAATGATAGATGTATGGAAAAATTTGAATTTAGCTATGATGTCTAATCCTTGGACATTAGCTTTAACTGCTGCGATAGCTACTGCAGGTGCAGCAATGACTATATTTGCAAATTCTTCATATAGAACAGGGAAGGAAACAAATGAAGCTTTTAGCCAAATGGGGAAAAGTATGACTAATTATTATAATGAAGCTTTTAATGGAGTTAGTAAATATAGTGAAGCTATAGAGGCTAATGTTAGAAAAAATGGAGAATATACAAAGACACAAGAGGAAGTACAAAATGCACATATAAAAGCTACGAATATAATAAGAAAAGCACAAGAAGAAAGAAGATCATTAACACAACAAGAGCAAAAAATATTATCAGAACATTTGAAAACAATAAGAGAAAACAAAGAGAAAGAACTAAAACTTCTTCAAGATCAGACAAATATATATTATGAAATATCAAAAAAAGAAATACAAAACTTTAATGGATCTAAACAAGAGTTAAATAAACTATTTGCAGAAAGATTTAATACAATAAAGGAAGGTAATGAGAAAGAAGAAAAAGCACTAAGAGAAGCAAAAGAAATAGAACTTGGAATTGTTGTGGAAAAATATAGATTCAAAGGTAAATTAAATACAGAAGAATATAATAAAGAATATGCTGAAAGAAAAGAGCATTATGATAAGTTATTAGAAAATTTAATAACAAATAATAATAAAGAGATGGAAGAGATTAATAGAATAAAATTAAATAAAATAAATGCTTCCACAGAATTAAATAATATATTAGATGGATTGAGATCACAAGAAAATGAAAATGCAAATAAGTGGATGAATATTGAACAAAATGAATTAAATTTAAATAACGATATCGTAAAGGGACTTGGAGTTACAAAGTGGAGAGATAAAGAAGAGAGAAACAGTCAAATAGATAGAATAAATGCAAATTATATAGAGAATCTAAATGATACAGGGAAAAAAGAAGTAGCAGCATATTTAGTCCAAGCAGCAAATGTTGAGTTTTATGGTGGACAATTAGAAGGAAAACAAAAAGAAAATGTAGATAAAATATTAAGAGCACTTGAAAAGTTACCACCACAAACAAGAGAAGTAATGAAAAATGCAATGAAACCGATGGTTGAAGAAATGCAAAAAAAGGAGCCTACATTATTTGAAAAAGCAAGTGATATAGCTACTGGTATTTTATCAAGGTTAAAAAAAGCATTTGATATTCATTCTCCTTCAAGAGCAACAAGGAAAATATTTCGATTTGTAGGTGAAGGTGGAGTTTTAGGTTTAGGAGATACTGAAAAACAAATATATAAAAAAATAGATGAGATTACATCAAATTCATTAAATAGATTCAAAAATTTGGGTAAAGTACCGATTGATATAGGATTAATTCCTAACTTAGGAAGTATTCCAAAATTACCAAATAATATAGGTAACTATTTACAATTAAGTAATAATAGCAAATCTATTGTAAATGCTCCTAATATAACAATAAATGTTCAAGAATTAGATGAATATAATATGAAAAAAGCACTAGATTATATTGATAGAAGATTTGGAGGTAAAGTATATGGTTAGACAATTTATGATGCAAAATGATTATGGTGAAATGTTTGATCTTATGGATGTAGAAAAAGGTTGTATATTTGCAGAACCTCAAGGATTAGGATTTAGTTACAATATAGAATTTTATAAAATAGGTACGGTATATATAAAGAATAATAAAGAATTGGTACAAAGTTCAATAAGTGGAAAACTTTATTTTAAGAATTATAAAAAATACCAGGACTTAAGAGAGTATATAAAACGATCTAATAATATAAGATTAGTTTATAAAATACCTATTGAAGGTACATATGATGAATATTATAAAGAAATTATAATACAAGAAATTACAAAAACAGAGCTTTCAACAAATAAATTTTTGATCAGTGATATAAGTATGAAAGGTTTGAGTAATTGGAGAAAAGAAGAAAAGATAATTCAACTTAATAAATTAATAAATGGTCGTAGAATAAAATGGAATTTTAGGTGGAATTCTAAATTTGGAGCAGAAAGAAATAAATATCTATATAATAATACATCAAATTTAGATGCAAGTTTTGTAATAGAATTAGCAGGTGAATTGATTAATCCTATAATTGAGATAAGAGATGATCAAGATAATATAATAAATAAAGTGAAATATGTAGGATCTGTAGCGGCAAATGAAAGATTAATATATTCAACAGTAGATGATGATTTATGTTTTAAGAAAATAAATGATGAAGGAGAAGTAAATCTTTTTCAAACATTAGATCTAAATGGACTAAATTTTAATAAGTTAAAAAAGGGAATAAATAAAATAAAAGTTACAGCAAATAATGAAATTAAAGAAATTATTATAAAAGTTTATCCAGAAGAAGAAACAGTATAAAATCAATAGAAATCAAGAAAAAACGACCGCTGAGAATCGATTTTAAGCGATTAAAAAAGTGATAGTAATATACTTTTATATCTAAAAAAATTAAAAAAAGAAAGGAAAAGAAGAAAAATGATAGTAGGACATACATTTGAACTTCAAACATTTGAAGTTGAAGCATTTTCATCATTTGTTAATACATTTTTAAATGGAGCATCTGGAGTAATAAGAGGATGTGATATTACTGTAAATGGAAAAAATGTATTTATAAATGAAGGACTAATGATAATTTGTGGAAGAATAATTGAAATAAAAGGGCAAGAGAAGAAAGAAATAAATACAAAAGGAAATTATGTTTTAGTAGCAGAAATTAATTTGAATTTACAAAATACGGAAGAAAAATTAAATCAAGTTACTATTAAAACGTTATATGGAAACAATGAATATAAAACACCTTTAAAAGAAGATATAAATGATAAAGGAAAAGTATATCAATTTGAATTAGTTAGATTCAGATTTGATGATATGCAAAATAAGATTCTTGATATTAATATAGCTAATTCAAGAATAGATTATAAAAGTATGCTTAAGAAACTGGAGGAAGAAATAAAGAATATAAAGAATGGATCAGAAACAGTTTTAAAAACAACATTTAATGAAACATTAAAAAATTATATTAAAAAAGATGAAATAAGCATAAAGAATGGGACTACAGAACCAACAGTAGATCAATTAAAAGAAAATGAAATATATATCAGATACTTTGAATAAGAAAGGAGTTTATAATGGCAACAATTAATGAGGATTACTTTATAAGAGATTATGCTTTGACAGATCAAGTAAGAGTAAGTATATATTATGATGCAGTAAGAGGATACTTAAACGGTGGACAGCCAGTAGAGAATTTGGAGAGTACAGAAGTATGTATTAGATTTTTTATAATATTATATTTAAAAAGTAGCAGTTCAACTTTTAGATATCCTATATATCTAAATGGTATTGAAGCACAGAATCTATTGCTATATGGTAATGATACACTTAAAGGAAATGAAGCAAAATTTAATATAAGAAAACAATATGGGTGGTTTACACTTCATCAACCTTCAAGTGTTATGGGAGGGGTTAGAGTAATTGTTAAAACTTCATATAGAGATTTAACTCTTAATACTGGATTGATAGATTTAAGAGTTCCTCAAAGGGTGATCCCAAGCCCACCAGAAAATCCACCATCTGTAAGAATAGATAGAATAGAAGCTAATGAATTGAATGAACTTTTGGTATATTGGTCTCATACAGGTGGAAATGCCATAAAAGAATTAAATTTTTCATTATGGGGACAATGGCATAAAGTATGGTCATTAGATAATCCATTTATATTAAGGGCATTTATTTATCCTAATACATTATATGATGTAAGAATTAGAGGAGTAGATTGGAATGATAGAGGAGGGAATCAGAGCAATATATATCAAATAAGATCAAAAGATACACCTAAAATTTCAGAATTAAGTGATTTAGTATTATCTATAAAAGATCCTATAAAAATAAAAATAGAAAATCTTAATACTAAAGCTAAAACTATATTAGAAATTGATAATACTATAAGAAGAGAAATTACTCAAAGAGAAACAAATATTATATTAAAAAATGATGAAATTGCAAAATTATATATGAAATATAAAGAAAATGTAGTAATTAGTATAAAAACTCCAGGACAAGAATTTAGAGATAATAAATATATAAGTGTAGAGTATAAAGAATCGAAAGAGAGACAAGTACTTTCTAAAGGGAATCATCAAACGGTAAGTATAAAAAAGGATAATAAAATAAAAAAGGGAATAGTTTATATAAAGAAAGATGGAAAGTTAAGAACAGGGATTATATATATAAGGAAAGGAAATAAGGTAAGAAGGGGGATTATTTAATGGAAATATATGTATTAGATTATATGACATTAGAAGTTAAGGACATATTTAAACCTTTAAAAAATAATGATGGATCAGAACAATATGAAATTAATTTAGATGAAGAAACTAATGCAACATCTGAAATAATGTTAGAATATAAGGAAAGTATAAAAAAAGGAAATTTTCTTGTAATAAATGGATTATATAAACAATTTTTATTTATTATATCAGGGGCAGAAAAAGATATAAAAGGTAAAACAGCAAAAGTAATATTAAAAGATATTTCTAATATGTTTGATAATAAAATAATAGAAGATCCTATAGGTGATCTTAGTATAGAAAATTATATTAAAAGAAATATAGAAAGAAATTATATGAATACTGAGGATACATTAAATAATTTATCATATTTGCAAATAGAAACGAAAACACAAACAAAGGTAACAGTTAATACAGATGCAGAAGATGGATTATTTAATCTACATACATATATTACAAATTGTAGACAATATAAAAATATTAGAACAGATTTTGAATTTAAAAATGATAAATTATACATATATATTGAAAAAAAGACAAATAAGTTACAAAAAATAGATACTAATGTTGCTGAAATAATAGATATAGAAAATAAAGATGAAGAAGATTATATAACTAAAGTAGAAGCTTATGTTAGGTATAATAAAACAAGATATTATTTATATTTGAAAAATGATAGAACTACAACTGAAAATCCAAAAGATCCTAATAGATTAAGAGGAAAAACAGAAGTAATTAGTTCTGAAACATTAACAACAGCAAAAGAAGAAGCATTAAATGTTATAAGAAGAAATAGATATAAACATTTAATAGAATTTAAAATTAAAAAGAATAGTAAACTTGTAGATGTTAATAATTTAGAAATAGGAGATGAAGTACAAGTAAGGGTTGGAAATATAAATTATGAAAGTTATATATCAGCTATTACTATAAAAGATAATGAATTTGTATATTTTAAAACAGGTAATTTAAGAAATAGATTGACTGATAAATTAAACCAGCAAGATAAAAAAATCGGAAATAAACTTGATATAACAGGTGGAGATATTACAGGAAATCTAACGTTAGGAGGAAGTACCGTAATTACAGAAAGAAATATAAAAGCAACTATAAACTATAAAGATAATATTAAAAGTGTACTAACTATATTAAATACAAATGGAACAAAAAAAGAGATTAGAATGGGGAATGATAGACCACAATTTCATGCTTTAAAAAATTCCCAAGTAAGTAAAGGAACAGGATTTGCATTAACAAGTGATGGGAAGATAAGAGTTAAAAGGGATTTAACTGCATTAATTTCATTTTCTGCATATGTTGAACATGTAGTTCCAGAGGGTACAACACCAGTAGCGGCAGAAACAATAATAATACTAGAAAGACTTTATCCAGGAGAAACAAATCCTAGAAAAGAAAATACAGTAAAAGATTATATAAATAATAATGGTACTTATAAAGTACTGCATGGTGGACCTACAGCGATAATACTAAAAGAAGGTGACTTATTATATATGCTTATAGGTAAATTTGATACTACAGGTCAAGGATACTTAAGAGTAAGGCGGTTGGTTTGAGACATCTTTAACAGTTCAAGAAGTATAATAAAATAACTTTTACAAAAGATAAAATTATTAATAATATATATTATAAAAAAGAAAGGAAAAGGAAAAGGCAAAAGATGAAGGAAATAGTAGAATTAATAAGTAATCATGGTGTATCTATAATAATAGTTGGATTATTTATTATGGATTATTTAAATAATAAAAATAAAACAACACAAGTAATAGAAAGAATAGATAGAACAACAGAAAAAGTAGGTGAAACATTAGAAGAATTAAAGGTATTAAATGAAAAGCAGATACAAGCAACAGAAAGACTTGAAAAGACATATAGTGTAATAACAACAAATCAAGCAGTAATACTAGAATTATTAAAATCACAAGCGAAAAAGGAGGTGAGATAAAATGGTGAAAGAAGTGATAGGATTAATATTAATAATGGGGGCAAATATTGTATTAGGTACAAGTTTAGCACAATTAAAGGAAGCATTTAATAACAAAAGCTTCTATAGCGGCATATATAAAGCAGTATCGATAATAATATCAGTTATATTAATGTATATATGTAGTATATTAAATAAAGATATAATAATAGCAACTATTAATGGTATCAATTATGATCTGGTGAATTTAATAAAGTTTATATCACAAGCAGGAATAATGTATTATGGATTACAAAGTATGCAAAAAGTTATACAGATAATAGGATTGAAGATAAATTTAATTGAAAATATACCAGGTAAAAAAGAAGAAATAAATGATAAATAGAAAGGAAAAATAATTATGATAATAAAACAAATACCAATGTTAGAAAGTAAATACGGAATTAAATGTCCTTATATAACAGATAAAATAGGTATAACAGTACACAATACAGCAAACTCAGCACCAGCAAGTAATGAAATAAGATATATGATAAATAATAATGAGAAAGTTAGTTATCATGTAGCAGTAGATGAAAACGAAGTTATTGAATGTATACCTTTTAATAGGAATACATGGAATGCTGGTGATGGAAAAGGAAAAGGTAACATGAATACTATTTCAATTGAAATATGTAGAAGTACTAGTGAAGATGAAAGCTTATATGATAGAGCTGAAGAAAATGCTATTGAATATATAGCTAAATTATTAAAAGAAAGAGGTTGGGGAGTAGATAGAGTATACAAACACCAAGATTGGAATAAAAAATATTGTCCACATAAAATACTAGATAGGGGAGAATGGGAACTATTCAAATCTAAAATACAAAATAAATTAGATGGAAATACTAATGTAACACAACAAATAAATACAAATAATGAAGGAGGAGATGAAGTGAGAATATATAGAAATGGTAGTACACCTGAACCAGTATATGCAGATAATACATTTACAAATAAAATAGGTGAATTAAATCCAAGAGAAGTTGTTAAAGGAATCAGTATAGAAGATAATGTAATAGTATACTATACAGTCGATGGTACAAATAAAAAGAAAGCAGGATTTGTTAAATGGAAAGATGGGTTACAATAAAATATCATGGATAAATTAAAGGGAGCAATAAAAGCTCCCTTATTTGTTATAAAAAGTTAAAAAATATATAAATGATATTGACATATTCGAGCATATGTTTTATAATATATTTGTAGTAAAGAAGAGTAGAAAGGAAGGAGTGAAGGATGGAAGAAACATATGAAGAAATGAAAGAAGCATTAGTTGAAATAAATATGAAAAGACAGAGCATATTAGAAACTAGAAAGCAATTAAATAAGAATATGAGATTCTTAGAAAAAAGAGCAAAAGAGTTAAATGATAAAATACTTAATTTAAAAATCAAATAAAATATAATTTAACTCTTCTTTATTACATTTTATAAAAATATAAGGAGATTGTCAATGGATATAAAAACAAGAAAGATAATAGAAAATACAGAAAAAGATTTAGATAGAGCGAATAAAGTAATAAAGGAAACAGAAGAGTTAATACAGAGAGTAGATAAATTGTTAGAAAAGGTAGATAGACAAAATGAAAAAATTTAATGAGAAAGAATATATAAATGAATACAATAAAAAAAAATATAAATGTTTTAATACAAGGATATTACCAGAAGAAGCAAAAAAGATTGATAAGATATTAAGAGATAAAGGTATGTCTAAAGCATCATTTGTAAGATGGGGAATTGAAGAATTAGAAAAACAAAATAATTTAGAACAATCCAAAATAAAATAATATAATGACGTATATCAAACCATAAAATAAAGAAATGATAATAATAAGAAATATAAAGATTAGTAGATAAAATTACTAATCTTTTTTTGCATAAAATAAATAAATAATTAAATAATAAAAGGATAACCTACTAGGGCACTATATACACTATAGTATATAAATTGTATAAAGTATTATATGAAGTTATTAATAAAAAAAGAAAATATGAATAAAATATAAAGAATAAAAATAATTAATAATAAATAAAATACAAATATTAAATAATATAAAAGAATAAATTAATTAATAATAAATAAAATTAATTACTAAATAATAGAGTTATAATAGATAATATATAAATATAAATTAGTTATAATATTAAATAATATATTATTAAAATATTATTTAAGTAGCGGCAAAAGAAAAAAGAATCCCCCCTTATAAAGGTTAAATAATAAAAAAATTAACCGGTTTTGTTGGGCAACCATTTTGTGCGAATGCGATTTTTTTTACAGGGGGGGTAGTCCCTACCTGGAAAAAAGCTAGTTACTGTCAAATTACTGTCAAAGATATTTTGATAAAAGAAAAAAGCTTGATTTAACAAGCTTTTTAAAGATAAATATTTGGTTGCGGAGGCAAGACTCGAACTTGCGACCTTCGGGTTATGAGCCCGACGAGCTTCCATCTGCTCCACTCCGCGATACAAATAGAGTATAGCATAGTTAGTAATTCTTGTCAAATAACAGGATTAAAATATCTGTTATTGTAAGATAATTAATTGATGAATAACTGATTAAATTTTTGTAATAATAATATATATTATTATTACAATATTATAATATATGATTATATAAAATATATGAGAGGTTAGAATATGTCAGAAAAAATAGATGAAATACAACAGAAATTAAAAGAACATGGATATTTTGCATCTAAAGATTTAGCAAAATTAGTATTATTATTTGATGAAGCAGGTAAAAGAAATAGGAAAAGTATTCCAACACTACTTCTACAAGGAAAGTCTGGTGCAGGTAAAACTTTTTTAGCAGAAACTTTTGCAAAGATGATTGGAGCAGATGAAAAATTTGTTCAATGTTTTCCTAGAATGGGAACAGAAAATTTTCAATATGATGTAAACATAGAAGGGGTTATTAAACAAGATCCAGATAAATCATTAAAAGAAGGTGTACTTTTACAAGCTTTAAATAGTTCAAAAGAAGGCCCAGTAGTTCTTGTTATAGATGAGCTTGATAAAGCAAGACCTGAGGTAGATTCATTTTTATTAGATTTTTTGGAAAATGGTAGATTAACTACAGGAACTGATACATATACAAAAGGTGAACATTCAATTTACACATTTATAACATCAAATGATAAAAGAGAAATTGATGATGCTCTTTTAAATAGAAGTAAAAGAGTTGAAGTTCCAAGACCAGAAAAAGAATTGTTTTTAGAAATATTAGGATTACCTAAAAATCATTATTTAGGATATGTATATGATAAATGTCCAGATTTTTCAATAAGACAGGCAAGACAATATTTGGAAGATTTAGAGGTTTTAGGTGAAAAAATAGATGAACAAGCATTATCACAATATATAAATCTCGGAGAACTTGAAATAAATACACTTGATGATTTACAAAAAATGAGAGAAATAGATGATGAAAATTTTGAAGTTCATATTAATGATCTACAAAAATGCAAGATAGAAATTAGAACTGATTTATATGAATGTGATGCTGAAGCATGGAATAACTTTTTGAGTAAACATAGTAAAGAATATGAATTTATTTCAGAAGAAGAAGAAAATTATGGAGAATTAGAAAGAAAATTATATGTTGTTGTACCTACATTGGAAAAGTTGAAACTTTTAAGAGAAGAAGGAGTAGATTTTACAGGATATGCAGGATGGTTTGAATTTGAAAAAGAAAAAGAAAAAATAACAGATGAAGATATTGTGTGGGCTGGAAATGTTGAAGATAAACAAGGAACAAAGTTTGGATTAGTAAAAAATGGATTATTTAAGGTTGTAGAAAAAGATGAAAAAACATACATTTTTTTAGATTCTGATACAAGAAGTGAAATTGAAAAATATGAAAGATGTCAACAAAATAAGGAAGACATAGAAAGAGAAGATCAAATAGAAGAAACAGCAGAAGAATATGAAGTTGATGAAGATTATGAAAAAGATGAAAAAGAGAGAGAGTAA